ACCTACATCTTCATCCTCAATAGAACTCTCTGAGGTACGTGCGGAACTACTTATAGCACAGGCTAGTGTCTTTATGTTCCAGACCTTACAGAACCTAGACTCTGGAAACAGCAGACAGCATAAGTCCAGTGTTGAGACATATAGAGAGCGAGTCTTCCTTATGAGGAACAGTGCGCGTCATAGGATGAGGTACATGGGAGCACACGATAGGTTCCTATGGAACACCCTTGAGGATGGCGAGACTCGTTATCTAAAGTTGGAGAGATAATGGGTTTAAGAATACAGGTCAGCGACTTCACGGAAGAAACCTCACAGATTGTATTCGCACTGGTGGTGCGAACTGAAGACAACGCCAATACATTTGGCGGAGGTTACGTTACTATGGCGAAGCCTGTCACTGAGGCTAAGCTCGATACTGCTGTACAGAAGATAGTATTAGAGGGAGACCTAGCCTACCCCAAAGAACTCTCAGCAGCAGACCGCGCTGAGTTAGTTGAGATAGATACACCCTTATCTTATCGTATTCTAGAGAATTTAGCGCGTCAAAAGAACATAAAAGACTGGCCTGCACTTGGGAGGAAATCCTAAATGGCTGTAGTTGAAATCAATGGTAAGTATTACACCCTTGCTACTGGTGATGATGGCAAGCCTCATATACAGCAGTCCTATGTCAACCGGCTATCTACGCCGTACAGGACACAAGGGTTGCAGGTTAGGTCAGATGACCAGTCAGTCAACAGATATATATCCCCTGCCTTCCCTCTTGGTATAGGATGGGCACGAGCCAAGCGAGATAGCGGGCGTGGTGTAGGGGGGATGCTGGATAGCACCTGCTCTACCGCATTCGGCCCCGTGACTCTTTCTAAGCTACATGAGGTGCAGACCCATGCTACCAACGCTGACCACTTCCTGAAGGCCGTTATTTTTAAGGGAGACTTGTGGGGAATGTTTGAGGAGGATTGGAAAAGTCAATCCTTGGATGTAGTCGCCCGTAAATACGGTTCATCCAGTGATGATTGGACTGGCGGGGGTCTTATTGTGGATGGCCAACTCGTCAACAGCTTATCATCGCGTGCCTTCGATATGGTAGCTCACAAGAGTTCCCTGTTCACATTGACAAATGGTGCAGGGAATGCTGGGGGTGGAGTTGAAGTAGCGTATGGAGGCAGCCATCTCAGATACTGCCCGGCTAAGAGTGTCGATGGCGCAACATGGACAAGGGCTGACTATACTGGTTGGCCTAACGGCGGGTATATTCCTTCCGCCATGACATTGATCAATAAATTCGATGACGACATGGGTAAACTGTTGTCCTTTGGTAATACCCTAATAGCTGCTATCTATCGCACTCAAACTAGCGATATAGCCGTCTACAGCACTACCGACTCAGGCGCAAACTGGTTATTGGATGTAGTTATTCCCTCTGGCTCCGGGCCGAAAGCACTTGTGGACTGGTATGACATAGCTGGAGTGAGGTCACCTGTTCTTGTTACGGCAGAGGGAGTCTACTCCATATCTATAGCGGATGACACTATTGAATTGTTATACGCTCTTGACGGAGACCCCAACACCGGGAGATGGTCAACTGTCGGCAATGATGGTTCTCTCTATGTAGGACTTGGCAGTGGACAAATACTTAGGTTAACTATTGGAGTGATGGGTGGTGGTGCAATGATGGAAGTTATGCACATTGGCCCACCAGGTGACGGGCTAGTGGCAACCCGTCGAGGGCACGTTACTTATATGCTGAATGCCCCGAATGAGTTCTTGCTAGTAGCCTACGGGGGGCACGAGGCAGGCACTTACGCATCTATATTTATGATAGATACATCAGTTGTACTCACTGATCCTGAGACAGGGAAGTCCTTCATGCCTTGGCACCATATGTGGCAGGATGCTACGGGAAACCTTGACATTGTTGCAATGGCGTACTCAACCGCTGATGACGGTACCTCACGCCTGCATTGGGCTATGGAGGGTACAGCGGCCAGCATAAACTATCATATAGAAGAACCATTCGGGAATCCAGCCCAGACCACTACCGCACAGTATCAAGCTACGGGCATACTCAGACTACCAGATGATGACCTTGGTGACCCACAGACCACGGCCACTATCCTCCAGGTACTCGTAGATGCAGATGACCTTACTGCGGGCACGGGTGGCTCTGGAGCGGCTGGTGATGACTTCATAACGTACCGCTATGGCATCGACGGAGCAGCCGATACCACAACATCTCTTGGTGACTTTCTAAGTGGCTCAATAACAAAGTCATTTGGTAGTGGGGCAGGTATCGGAGCGCGCAGACTAGCCCAAAACCTTCTCTTCACGCGCAACACTACACCTGTGGAGGAGAGAACCCCCAAGTTGCACGAGCTAGAGTTACAGGCACATCACGTTCTATTGGACAGATTAGCATGGGAGTTCACGATAGACATACGAGCGTCCGCACGAGACTGGGCACCCTCTGTTAGCACCAACGAAAGGGCTGATGAGCTTATCATCACTGCTCTTGAGGGGGTAGCACAGTCAAACACGCTTCTAACATTCACAACTGGGAGGCAAGCACAGACTAGAGTTAAGGTTCCAAACGGACAGTCTCCCGTATGGGATCTTACGGTTGAGGATAGTAGTGCTGACGAACCAGGATGGCGTACTGGATATTGCACAATACGAGTTGAGGAGGGAATATAATGCCACACAAAGGAACTAGCGGTAAGCTATACAAGAGTACTAAGGCGCATCCTAAGCCAAGGAAGGCTATGAGTAAGAAATGATGAAACTAATACAGCAAGCGATTAGCTTGTACATGGCTAACAAGCCACTGCTCACAGCAGTGAGTGTTTTAATACGTGTATCCCTTAACATTACTAAAGCACATAGCGACGGCGGGATCTATATCACTGACGCTGAGTGGGGTAGAGCAACTACCGCAGCCCGCCATGCATACACTGAGGCAGCGAAGAAGGCAGGTATAGTCCCCAGTAAGACTAGAAAGGCATCATAATGATTGGTAAAGTAAGACCTCAAATATTCCTTGCCATTCTGGTACTCGGCATTCTTGCTGTCATTGGCGTTATATCCGGTATGCCAGAGATTGCCACTGGAACCATAGGCGGTATCATCGCATTAGGCATGAAGATTTTGGAGGCTGAGTAAATGTTAGTTGATTTGCAGTTTGCATGGTGGAGTTTCCAGCGTTCCCCCCTTGAGGGATACCGCAAGGCACGTGCATGGCGTGACTGGATACTGGTCAAAGTGGAATACTTACAGGCTGAATCAGGTAAGTGGAAGGCACTGTTTACGACAGCCAAATTACCATACACAGCGCTTAGAATGATGGGCGTGTCCCCCAACATGGCTATAACATTGCTCATTGGAGGCTCAGTCGCAACGACTGGAGTTGTAGCGGCTGAGATTATGGAGCCACCTTCTTTTTCTAATGGCTCAGCGGGTGTCTATACAGCTCCGAGTAATGCTCCGACCTTCACATCTGATAAATTCAACACGTTACGTCTCGACCTTGGGTCTACTCCAGTTGGAGAGATAACTATCCAAGATATTACCTTGGGAACTGCGTATGCTAACAGCTCATTGCCGTCAGGAGAGTCTAATGTAATTATCGTAGGTGGACTTCCTGCGGTGTCTGATCCTGCATTCACTGAGACATATCTAGAGGTCGGCCATCTCATCGTAGACCGGTGGCGGTGTACCACACTGACGCTAACCAACATAGAAGTACACACGCTCAACGTCATTTCTAATGCCAGCGATGGCCAGTCGATATCACCTGTTGCGGGAGTCCCAAGGGATCGTGGGATTGGTGGCGGGAATCGTGCGGATAATATGCTTACCAGTGGTGGCTACTATGACCAATTAAAAATCACAAGTGCTACGACTGGAATTAATGGACGAGTGGATGTCCTCAGGCTTTCTAACATCTGGTCTAAGGGTGGAGGGTGTGTAATTGATAGGGTCAAGGCTGGTACTATAGACATAGTGCTGAACGAAATAGGGGCGGGGGATGGCTTCGCTACTAAGGATTTCACGATTGCGACCAGCGTTGTATATAAGACAATGAACAATAACGAAAACGTAGAGGTCAGCATAAGTCCCCCAAGCTAACATTATGAATGACCAGAACTTTATTGTAAGCCAAATACTGACGAGGATTGAGGAGAAACTAGATGCTCATATCGAGGCATCTGGTGCGTTCCGTGAGTCGGTGGCTGTGATAAGGTCTCAGAAACTAGACAAGCGACTCAGTGCAATCGAATCTACCAATCAGAAGAGGATAGGGTTCGCGTCTGCACTGGGTGCGCTGTCTGGTGGTGGGGCGACTGCTGTTGTTTTGAAGCTCCTTGCTATGATCTAATCCCTATCTTGTTCTATAACCACTAATCCAATTCTTGTAGCTAGTCCACCCCATCCTTTTGCAGCACGCTGCTGCATCCCTGCATACGATTACGTCCCCCATAGTACGCTTATCATTCTTCTTAGTCCCTCCGCACATATAACACTCCATGTTAGTCCTTTCTACCTCTTTATTTGTAGCTACGTATCCATCTTCTCGATGCGTGCTAGTACCTCAGCCGTGTCGTAACCCAGTAGTACCATCAGATCTACAAGAGAAGCAGTCAGGTCTACGCTCATAGTCTTCTGCTCTATCTTCTGTATGTACACGCCTTCCGACTTGTTCAGCAAGTCAACCGCAAGCATGATGTCCTTACGGCTAGACCTATCATCATTAACTATATCCGTGAGCTTGGACAGACGGGCTTGGAAGGATATAATAGTAGGAGCAATAGATTGTTCCCGTAACTCATCAACCCGTGTAGCTACTGATTCATTACTGGCTAGATGGCTAGCGTTAGTAGTTACGGAGTTTGCGCCAGCGTTAGGTGCAACGTCATACGATGAACGGTACGCTTCCTGTTGGGACATTCCTTCGAGAGCTATATTACGCGCAAACGATTCCTGTTTAGGTGTCAGCTTAGGCATTGGCTGCCTTGCGTTGCTTTTTCACGCTCTTAATAAATCGCTTCTCTTCCGCGGACTTCTGCCCTGCCCAGTTCTTTACGGGTAGTTTCTTGGCGTATAGGTCGTACAACTCTGGGTTGTCCTTACGTTCAAATCCGGGGGTTACCTTAGTGGGTTTCATGAGTCATATACCTCCTGTATATCGACACCGTATTGAGCCTTTACGATTCGTTTCTTTAAACGGAAGACGGCAGTGACCATACTTCTTGATCCTTTAACATCCTCTACTATATGGTTTCCATCCTTGTCATTATACTCGAAGTCACTCTTATAGAACCCTAGCCTCACACCGTTACACTTCAAGTCGTACCTGACCTGCACTCTGATATCTGAAATATCTCCTGCCTGTTCCAGTAAGCTGAGTGTTTGGTATCTACGAGCCTCTGCCTTACTGTCGAACATGATACCATCCACGACTGTCTTGACGTTATGAAACTTAGAGTATGGCTTACGCATCAGACTCGTCCTTCCTACTGTATCCAAAGTGAGCGTAAATCATGCCATCAGATTTCTGGGAGCTACTACCACCACACCCATCCGCACAGCACTGAGGGCAGTGGTAAGTATTAGGTACAGGTAAGCTATGAGGCTCACCTTTACACCATTTACAGGATGCGTCCGAGTATGCTTCTAGTGTTTTCATTTCTCCTCCATTCTGATAACAGTGCCTCCGCGGAAAACCACTACGGCACTCGGAAATGGGGCAGGCCCGCGCTCATCGAAGTGTAACCTACCCTTGATAAACCGTATCTCATCTGCTTTCATAATGTAGTCATGCCACCAACGGGTATCCGTGCGGGATGGTATCAACCACACCACCTGCTTGCCCTTACGCGCCTCCTCGTACCCCTTGGAGATCCATTGCCCAATCTGCCTGCCGTAGGGTGGGTTAACAAAGTTACGCTCCCCCCACTCTATAGTCAACCCATCAAAGGTGGGATTGGGTGGGCACGGGTCAAAG